ATCCTCTGGAAGTAATGCCGTAGTGATAGGAGCAGGAGGTGGAACTCGTGCAAATGGCGCAAACTCTACGTTTGATACTTTAATTGCAATCGGCGGAGGCTTTGGGGGTGCAGGCAATATAAGACCAGCAGCGGGCGGTTCTGGGGGAGGTACGAGTAAAACAACGGCATCCTACAGAGGATTGGGCACCGCAGGCCAAGGAAATAATGGAGGTTTAGGTGGTGGCTCTGGTGGTGGAGGTGGCGGTGGTGCTGGTGGTGTAGGACCTAAGGGGGCGAAGAGGGGTACTGGGGGCGGAGTAGGTATATCTTCTATGATTACAGGAAGCGTAATCTACGTAGCAGGTGGTGGCTGCGGTTCAGCAAAGTACGCCGCAACTGCACGAGCAACCTCTATCTGGGGAGGCGGTGGTTTAACCTCAAGTGCAGGATTACCTGGAACACCTAATACAGGTGGTGGTGGTGGCTCAGAGAATACTCCCGCAGCAGGTGGCTCTGGCGTTGTATATATTAGATTTCAATTTCAATAAAAGGTTATTAATAGTATGATTTACAAATTAAATGGAGTTGAGATTAACATCAACCAAGAGCGAGTTATTGGTGGGGTTACGTACCCTGTATATACACTCCCACGACTGCAAGACAAATGGACTGAGCTAGGTATCACAGAAGAAGCAGACCCAGTACCGACACCAGAGCCGGAGCCTACACCTTTGACTGCTGCTGAGTTACTTGAGCAAACGAAACAAGAGCTTACTTCAGTAATTGAGGTTTATTTAGATGACGCAGCTATATCTAAAGGATATGACGATATTGTATCTGCAAGCTCGTATGCTGCCACACCTAACACCTTTCAACTTGAAAGCATTAGTTTTATTGAATGGCGAGCTAGTGTATGGGATACAGCTATTGTAATTCTAAATGGAGTACTCGCTGGGACTATAGCAACCCCTACGGAAGAAGAGTTAGTTGCTTTACTTCCTAATTACGTAAGTGCAGTTTAATAATAATAATAATAATGGTATTACTATCTTTATAAGTAACCACTGTTAATTTAAAGAATGAGTCTTTCTCAAAAAGTACAAATTGTACGGGACAGTGCAGAAGCAGATTTATCTGTTTTCATTAAGCTAATGGCCCCTCACCTTCTTATAGGAGGTATACACCAAGAATTAATTCAATGGTGGACTAGGAGCGAAGCTAAGAAAAACCAGTTAACTCTTCTACCTCGTGGCCACTTAAAAAGTAAATTATCCGCATATCGAGCGGCTTGGTGGATAACTAAAAACCCAGAAACCACTATTCTATATGTAAGTGCTACAGCAGACTTAGCAGAAAAGCAGTTATACCAAATAAAACAGATCTTAGATTGTCCTATTTATCGCAGGTATTGGCCTGAGATGATTGGGGTAGACGAAGGAAAAAGAGAGAAATGGGCAGTTGCTGAAATTGCCGTTGATCACCCTAAACGAAAATTGGAAGGAATTCGCGATGCAACTTGTAAAGCTGTTGGTCTCACTTCTAACACCACTGGCTTCCATGCTGATGTGGTTGTCCTCGACGATATTGTCGTCCCAAGCAATGCTTACACGGAGGATGGCCGAAGTAAAGTGGCTTCAGCGTATTCTCAGTTGGCTTCGATTGAAAATCCAGGAGCGCAAGAATGGGTTGTAGGTACTAGATACCACCCTAGAGACATCTATCAAAACATGATAGAAATGCACATGGAGATCTTTGATCCAGCCACAGGAGACTTAGAGAGCGATGAAAATATATATGAGTTATTTCAGAGAGTAGTAGAAACAGATGGGGAATTCTTGTGGCCATCTCAAGTACGTACAGATGGAAAATCTTTTGGATTTAATCATAGAATCTTAGCTAATATTAAAGGTAAGTACCAAGGAGATATTACTCAATTTTATAGTCAATATTATAATAATCCTAATGCTTCAGAGACAGCTCGTATTTCACCAGACAAGTTTCAGTACTATGAGAGATCTCTTCTTCAAAACACGGAAGGGGATTGGTACATTAAAGATCGCAAACTAAATGTATCGGCTGCGATTGACTTTGCATTCTCAATAAAGAAACAAGCTGACTATAGTGCTCTCGTTGTTATGGGTGTAGACCACCTAGGCAATTATTATATCCTTGATATAGATAGATTTAAGACAGATAGAATTGTTGATTACTTTAATCACATTGTAAAAGCACAATACAAATGGGGCTTTAGAAAGATTCGAGCTGAGGTTACAGTAGCCCAACAGACTATTGTTCAAGAGCTTAAAGAAAGTTATATCAAACCTAATGGCATCCCTCTTTCTATTGATGAGCACAGACCTACTCGTCACCAAGGGGATAAAGACGAAAGACTTGCAGCAATCTTAGAGCCTAAGTATGACAACATGCAAGTATGGCACTATCGCGGGGGTAATTGTCAATCCCTAGAAGAAGAGTTGATTATGTTGAGACCACCACATGACGACATTAAAGATGCACTGGCGAATGCAATTACTATTGCAACGATCCCAAGACACAGAGGTACGGCACAAACCATTAGCAATGTAATTACACATGCTAGGTTTGGTGGTGTGTCTTATTAAAAAGGAAAGAAGTTATGGCAGGTAAGGTCGCACAAATACAAGAGATTGTTACTCCTACGAGTTTAGCTAGGCAGCTATCTGGTTTGTACAACAACTGGTGGATCCAACGCTCTACTAAGGAAGGTGAGTGGAGAGAACTCCGTAATTATCTTTTTGCTACAGACACCACAAAGACAACTAATTCTAAATTACCTTGGAAGAATAAGACTACTATTCCAAAGTTAACTCAGATTAGAGATAACCTACATGCTAACTATTTAGACGCTTTGTTCCCTAATGACGACTGGCTTCGTTGGGAAGGTTACTCTATGGAGAGTGCTAATAAAGGTAAACGTAAAGCTATTGAAGCGTACATGACTAACAAGCTACGTGAGAGTGGCTTCAGAGAGACTATCTCTAAGTTAGTGTACGATTATATTGATTACGGTAATGTCTTTGGCGAAGTCCAATGGGTAAACGAAGTACACATCGATCCAACAACGGGGGAGGAAGTAACTAACTACGTAGGACCTAAGGCAGTTCGAGTATCTCCTTTTGACATTATCATTAACCCAACAGCACCTTCTTTTAAAGACTCTCCTAAGTTCACACGATACATTAAATCTATTGCAGAGCTAAAGAAAGATATTAAGAATAGCAATAGCTTAGGTTTTGATGAAGGTGTCCTAAATAAAATCTTAGAGACTCGTCGTAGTCTTACGTCCTTCCGTATGGAAGATATTAACAAAGCTGTAGGATACTCTATTGATGGCTTTGGTTCTCTTCAAGAGTACTACCAATCAGGTATGGTAGAACTATTAGAATTTGAAGGAGACGTATATGATGAAATTAATGATGTCTTATTAGAGAACAAAATTATTACTATTGTTGATAGGACTCATGTTATTAGAAACATTGATAATCCTAGTTGGCTTGGTACAGATAGTAAAGTACACGTAGGTTGGAGAGATCGTCCTGATAACTTGTATTCTATGGGACCACTTGATAATCTAGTAGGGTTACAGTACAGGGTAGATCACTTAGAGAACCTTAAGGCGGATGCTTTGGACATGACCATCCATCCCCCATTAAAGAAGCGAGGTCAAGTAGACCCCTTTGTGTGGGCACCAGGTGCAATGATTGACATGGCTGAGGATGGGGACGTAGTTCCTATGCCACCTAACCAAGCAGCCTTTATGGTTAATAATGAAATTGGGGCTTTACTAGCTCTAATGGAAGAAATGGCAGGGGCTCCTAAAGAAGCTATGGGCTTCCGTAGTCCAGGGGAGAAGACTGCTTTTGAAGTAGATGCCCTTAATAATGCAGCCCAACGTATCTTCCGAAATAAGATCAATAAATTTGAAATTGAATTTATGGAGCCTTTGATTAATAAGATGCTTGAGTTTGCAAAACGTAATATGAACTCAGCAGATCTTGTACGGGTAATGGATACTGACTTAGGCGTAGTAGATTTTATTAGTATTACTAAAGAAGACATTACTGCTAAAGGTAAATTACGTCCTATTGGGGCAAGACACTATGCAGCTCGTGCAAGGTTAATGCAAGATATGCTTGGGGTATTTAATAGCCCTGTTGGGCAGATTATTGCCCCTCATATTTCTGCTAAGAAACTTGCTAAATTAATTGAAGAGCAAATGGGCTTTGAACAATATCAATTTGTTCGTGAGAATATTGCAGTAGCAGAGCAAGCTGAAACACAAAGACTTGTAAACCAAGCACAACAATCTGTACAGATGGAAGACCAGCAGCCTGGGGAAGAAGGACTTCTATTTGACGATGCCGACACCGACGAGGAGGGAGCATAAATGTCATACACCAAAACAACAGACTTTGCCGTACAAGGCGTACTAACTAGCAAACAGATCCAGAGAAATATCAGGGGTACGGCTCTTGATACTGAGTTTGA